CGAAACGCCGCTATGATATGGAATTTTGCAGCGGTCGTTGGTGGCCGGCCGACACACCTTGTGGTTTCGCCTTCGGGCCCAAGCCCGGTAAGTTGCTTCCAAAACTGTATTGGGCTGCCACCCGCAATGTAACTGGCAAGAGCAATTCGCCCTACTTGCACGCCGTTTCTTTGGGCGTACTTCCGACTGTGACACACTTGCCAGTAGCCCGTGAGTTTGTCGAAACCGTTCTCCGACTGTCGAGCCCTGATGGCAAACTCAATTCCGGCGCTCGTGAGGCTTTACAGCAGGTCCACCGCGTGGCTCGCCGCAAGGGCGTTCCCCAATCTGATGAAATTTGGGAGGCTTACCGTCATATTTATGACGTCGGGGAAATAGAGTGCCGTGAAGCTGTTGATGAGCTTAACACCGTTACCAAATTACCTCATCTGCTCCAGCACCCAATATACGACTCTTTTGTCGCCGCCGATTCGCCACCCGTTGGCGACCCACCCGCTCGTCGATACGCTTCAGTTTTTACTGTAATGTACAATTTGGCCCTGCGTGTCGTACACCGTAAGCCGACCATGACTACTCAACAGCGGTTGTTACAGTGTTTGAAAACCGCCGCTTCTTATGCTCATGTCTGCATCCTTGGACCACTATTGGAGGAGAGGCTGCGTCGTTTTAGCCCTATGATAATGTCTGCCGCCTTCATTGTTATAGAGGCGACAGGTCACTATTCTTTAGGTGGTTTGGCCCAATTGGCCTCTTACTTTCCTACTGCCTGCATGCATATTGTTTGCGGCAACTACGCTCGGCAAGACAGACGCCACAATGCGCTTTTTCTCCATACATATTGGAACCACGTCGCTTTCATTCTGCAACGCTGGGGACGCCCAGCCAGTGTTTTGAAAGTTGTTGGTAGTTTAGTTTGTGCCAGCAGCCCAGTCGAGAAGCTCGTTGAGAGCGTAAGACTTTTGTTTTCGAACACCCGTACTCAAACTATGACCGATGTCCAAATCGACATTGAAACGCCCGGCGTCAAGCGAACCAAGACGCCGCGAAGAAATCGTTCTGGTGCAGCTCGCCCCCCTCGGAAACGACAGCCTAGACAGGTCCGACCCAAGGCTATCTTCCGAGCCATCGCCGCCGAAGAGCGACAATCCCTTGCAACCAAAACTGGAGGAAAACAGTTGTTGCGCACCAATAGGAGAAACATGCGAAATGAATATCTCCAGTGCCTCGTTGACCCAGAAAACCACCCTGGGGTCCGTTATCCCGACAAGTTTTGCAAACAAAGTGCAACATATCAAGGACTTGTTGATTTCGGAATACAATGCTTCAAAGGGAACGACGGAGCTGGCGGCGCTGAAATTGAACCTGCAGGATTCTTCTTCAGTGTACTCCGACCGAGTATTATACACCCAGTCATGGCCTACATTCCAACTGTCGTTGGAGTTACAGCTCAAGGTGACAATGCCTGGATGACCGTACAGGTCACCGAACAGAGTGATGACACAGGGATTTTCCCTGTATCACAGAATACGTCTACTGATTCTGCGAGTAGTGCAGCCATGATACTTACA